ACCATCATCAATAATATTGACCTGTCTGGTAAGGGTGGATTGACTTGGAGTAAAGATAGAAGTGCGGCAAGAACAAATAGTTTAATTGACACTGTGCGAGGGGCAACATTTGAAATAACCAGTGATGACGCAGGACAGCAGACAACGGAATCAAATGGTTTAAATCAATTTAATAGTAATGGGTATAGGATAGGCCCGGCAAATAATGTCAATGCTTCTGGTGAAGACTTTGTCTCGTGGACATTCCGAGAGCAAGCAAAATTTTTTGATGTTTTGACGTATACGGGGACAGGAGTTAACAGAACTATTGCCCACAATCTCGGCTCAGTGCCGGGTTGCATTATGGTCAAGCGAACAACTACGTATGGTTATGATTGGGCGGTTTACCACCGCAGCCTTGCCAATACGCAATACCTTGTTTTAAATAGCACAGCAGCAGCAGCCACAGGTGCAACTTGGTGGAACTCAACAACACCCACATCCGCAGTCTTTAGCGTAGGCACTGACGCAAGCGTTAATGATTCTGGCGCAACCTACGTAGCCTACCTATTTGCCCATGACGCAGGCGGTTTTGGCCTGACGGGTACGGACAATGTGATTTCATGTGGGTCGTTTACTACTGATGGCAGTGGTAATGCAACTGTAAGCCTTGGTTATGAGCCGCAGTGGTTGGTATTCAAGCCTTCTAGCGGTGCGGGAAATTGGCAAATGGTTGACAATATGCGCGGCTGGACTGCTAACGGCACTGGAACTGCACGTTTGTTTCCTAATAATTCTGGAGCTGAAGTTACAACTTCAGTGATTTCGGGAGTTAACGCAACAGGCTTTAATAATTTTAATGGATCGGTATCTACTTCCTACATCTACATAGCCATACGCCGTGGCCCGATGAAAGTGCCTACGCTGGGGACTAGTGTGTTTAGTCCAAATATATCTAGTGCTGCTGTTGGAACTGACATCACAACAAATTTCCCAATAGACGCACAGTTTTTATTTTATCGCCCCGGCAGTATAAGCACCCGTGTAGTTTCACGCCTTACTGGTGTTTCTACTTTGCCCTCTAATACTACAAGTACATCCTACTTAGAAACTGCATCAACTGCCGCTGAAACAACTGCGACTAGCGATACACGATATTTTAATAACACAGGTTTTCAAATGCCAGCCGCTTGGTCAACCGCCAGCATGGTGTTTGAATCGTTTAGACGCGCCCCCGGCTTCTTTGATGAGGTTTGCTATACGGGGACGGGGAGTGCCTTGACTGTGACGCATAACTTAGCGGCAGTCCCTGAATTAATGATTGTTAAGCGTAGGAATAGTGTTACTTATGGTGAATGGTTTGTATACACAGCAACTTTAGGCAATGCTAAATATCAATTACTTAATACTACGCAAGCCTCAACTACGGCAAACTCTGGTATTTGGAACTTGACAACCCCAACATCAACAAACATAAGTGTTGGTAGCGATTTAAGTTTTAGCGCATCTCCTTACGTAGCTTACCTCTTCGCAACTTGCGCTGGTGTTTCCAAAGTAGGCTCATACACAGGCACAGGCACAACACTTCAAATTGACTGTGGCTTCACAGCAGGGGCGAGGTTTGTTCTCATCAAGCGCACCGACTCAACAGGTGATTGGTATGTGTGGGACAGCGCAAGGGGAATTGTTGCTGGCAACGACCCTTACTTGCTCTTGAACAGCACAGCGGCTGAAGTCACGGGTACAGACTATGTGGACACCTACAGCGCAGGTTTTGAGATCAGCAGCACAGCCCCAGCAGCTATCAACGCAAGTGCGGGTAGTTTTATCTTTTTGGCTATAGCCTGATAGGAGTAATTCATGCAAATCAGAACACAAACAGGCGCGGTCATGTACGAAGCAGAGTTTCGTGCATACCAAAAAGCCAATGGCGGCCCAACATGGGACACAACGACAACCGAGGTCTTGGAGGCTCTGGGTGCTGATGTCGTCTTTGAAGGCCCACAGGCATCTGGCGGCACGGTCTACCAGTACAGCCAACGTGATGGTGTTGAGCAGATCAGCGGCAAGTGGTACACCAAGCACATCCTCGGGCCTGTCTTCACTGATGGCGAGACAACTGCTGCCGAGCAAGAGGCTGCATACAAGGCCAGCAAGGACGCAGATCAGGCCAAGTCAGTACGCACCAGCCGGGACGACAAGCTGAAAGAAACCGATTGGATCGTCATCAAGAACTTGGAGTTGAACGCTAACATCCCCGGTGCGTGGGAAGTCTACCGCCAAGCATTAAGGGACATCCCAACACAGTCTGGGTTCCCGTGGACAATCACTTGGCCTGACGCACCATGACTGAGAAAATGATCAGCGAGACAGAGGCCAAACTTGCCACGCATGAGCAGATTTGCGCTGTAAGGTACGAGGGCATCCAGAAGAGCTTTGCCGCTGGTTCAAAGCGCATGACGAAGATCGAGTACCTGCTGTACGTTGTGATTGCAGCGGTGCTGTTCGGGCCAGGTGTCGCTGGTGAGTTTGTGAAGAAAGTATTAGGGTTGTGATGTGGATTTCTTTGAAATCCTGTCGAAAGCATGGCCCATACTGCTGGCAATCATCACGCTGATCATCGTGCTGGCTAAACTCGATTTGCGGGTGGCGGTACTGGAAGAGAAGATCAAAACGCTGTTTGAGATGTGGAACAAGAAATGAAAGCCAAGCTCACTTTCTTCGTCACCTTGATGGTCAGCATGACTTTGTGTATTGTTGTCCTGTCAATGTCCGGTGTCATGTTGCTTGGACTGTTTGACGAGAAGGTGGACAACAACAAGATTTTTGAACTTGTTGGCCCTGCATTTCAAACCATTGTTGGCGGCTTCATTGGCCTGCTTGCTGGCGTCAAACTGTCCCATGAGGAAGAAAAGAAATGCTAACCTTACTCTCCACCCTAATCTCTTTCCTTGCTGGCGGCTTGCCCAAGCTGCTTGGTTTCTTTCAAGATCGTGCCGACAAGAAGCATGAGATGGCGATGGCTCAACTCCAGATTGAGCGTGAGCTTGAGCTACGCAAGGCTGGGTTTGAGGCGCAGCAACGAGTAGAAGAGATCAAAGTAGAGGGTCAGGCCATTGAAGCCGAGGCATCAGAACGTGCTGCACTCTACGCACACGACATAGCCATTGGACAGGGAGCATCACAGTGGATGGTCAACCTGCGCTCCGGTGTGCGCCCGATACTGACCTATGGATTCTTCCTGCTGTTTGCGTTTGTTGAGATTGGCGGGTTTTGCTACGCTTGGTATCACAGCATCCCATTTGATGTGCTGATTGCCAAGCTGTGGGACGCCGACACCCAGATCATCTTTGCCAGCATCATCAGCTTCCACTTTGGTGGACGGGCGTTTAAGGGGAGCAGGGATTGAAGGTCTCCGACCGCTGCAAGGAGATGATCAAGCACCACGAAGGCGTGAGGTTTAAGCCGTACCGTTGTCCAGCGCGGCTCTGGACTGTAGGAGTAGGTCATGTTCTTTACCCAGATCAAGGTCGCTTACCGTTGGACCAAAGAGACGCTTTCCCGCTTGCGCCGGAAGATAACCGCGCATTTTCAAAGGCTGAGGTAGATGGAACCCTTGGTGCTGATCTCCAGCGATTTGAAGTTGGGGTCGCCCGACTTTTTCCTATGGGTCTTACCCAAAATCAAAATGACGCTCTTGTTAGTTTTGCCTTTAATTTGGGTTTGGGAGGACTTCAGCGGTCAACGCTCCGTCAGAAGGTTCTGCGGGGTGAGGTGGAAGAGGCGGCAGACGAGTTCTTGAAATTTACGAGGGGCGGGGGTAAAATTCTGCCGGGACTAGTCAAGCGAAGAAACGATGAACGAGCTTTATTTTTATCCTAGCGGAGAAACAAAATGAAACCTGGACTTTATGCCAACATAAACGCCAAGCAGGAGCGCATCAAGGCTGGCTCCAAGGAAAAGATGAACAAGGTTGGCAGCAAGGCAGCGCCTTCTGCCAAGGACTTCAAGCAAGCCGCTAAGACTGCAAAGAAGAAGTAGCCATGAGCAAGGACAAACCACACTACCTGCCTAGTGGCAAGCTGCACAAGGGTGAGACGCACAAGGTTGGCAGCAAGCTGATGTCAGGTGCAAAGCACACACCAGCAAGCAAGCCACTGACGCATACACCTCCCAAGAAGAAATGAAGACTCCAGCCTGGCAGCGGAAGGAAGGACAGAACCCAAAGGGTGGCCTCAACGCTGCTGGACGGGCGAGTCTGAAGGCGTCTGGGCAAAACATTAAGCCACCAGTGAAGTCTGGTGACAACCCGCGCAGGGCAAGTTTCTTGGCAAGGATGGGCAATATGCCGGGTCCAGAGCGCAAGGACGGTGAACCCACCCGGCTGCTGCTGAGTCTCAATGCCTGGGGGGCCAGCAGTAAGGAAGACGCAAGGTCTAAGGCCAAGGCTATCTCAGCTCGAAACAAGAAATGAGAACACCATGTTGATGCCCTTAAAGATTCCAGCAGGCGTGTACCGCAACGGCACCGAGTACCAATCGCTTGGGCGCTGGTTCAACGCCAACCTAGTCCGTTGGTTTGAGAACACACTCAGACCCGTTGGTGGCTGGCGCAAGCGGTCATCAGGACAGATGACGGGCAAGTGCAGGGGCATCATCAACTGGCGTGACGATGACGCCGAGCGTTGGATTGTGGCTGGCACCAACACCAAGCTGTTTGTGATGAACCAGGCCGGGACGCTCAAGGACATCACGCCAACCATCTTCACCCCAGGTGCTGCAGACGCCACCCTGCTGATTGGCTACGGATACGGCAACTACGGCGACTTTGCCTACGGTGTAGCCAGGCCAGACACTGGACAAATCATCAACGCTGCCACCTGGTCAATGGACACCTGGGGAGAGTACTGGATTGGCTGCTGCAACAGCGATGGTCAGTTGCTGGAGTGGACACTTGGATTCGTAACGCCCACCAAGGCCATTGCTCTGGTGAATGCACCCACAGGCTGCGCGGCGGTGATGACCACCTCTGAGCGTTTTGTGTTTGCCTTGGGGGCCAGCAACAACCCACGCCTGGTTGCTTGGTGCGATCAGGAGGACAACACCACCTGGACACCAGCCAGCAACAACCAGGCAGGCAGCTTTGAGCTGACGACTGTGGGTTCTATCCTGGCGGGTAAGCGGGTGCGTGGCGTCAACCTGATATTTACTGACGTTGATGTCCACACTAGCAGCTACATTGGTCAGCCGTTTGTGTTCAGCTTTGAGAAGGCTGGCTCTGGTTGCGGCTTGATTGGACCCCAGGCTGTAGCGGCAATCGACACTGCAGCCATCTGGATGTCACGCTCTGGATTCTGGATTTACGATGGATACGTCAAGCCACTCCCGAGTGACATTGGTGACTTCGTGTTTGGAAATATGAACTACGAGCAGGCCAGCAAGGTGTACGCGGTCCACAACTCCAAGTACGGCGAAATCTGGTGGTTCTACACCAGCGCAGCATCCACCGAGAATGACAGTTACTGTATATACAACTACAGGGAAAACCACTGGAGCCTTGGCACACTCGCAAGGCTGGCTGGCGTTGACAAGGGCGTCTTCAATAACCCGCTGATGGTCAGCTCTGACGGGTTCATCTACGAGCATGAGGTGGGATTTGCTTACGACAGCCAAACCATCTTTGCTGAGTCAGGCCCAGTGGAGATTGGCAACGGTGAGCAGATCATGCAGGTTCGCAAGGTGATACCTGACGAGTCCAATTTGGGTGATGTCAGCATCAGCTTCAGCAGCCGTTTCTACCCGACAGCCACTGAGACAAGTTACGGACCCTTCACCAGCGCCAACCCAACAGACGCTAGGTTCTCAGGACGCCAGATCAAGATGAAGGTGACAGCGGATACCCTGAGTGATTGGCGGGTGGGGGTGATGCGCCTGGATGCAGTGCCAGCCGGGAAACGCTGATGAAGGTTCCGACTCCACCGCAAACGTACACGCCAGTGGCAGAGGCCCAGCGTAACTTCCTCATTGAGACGGCAGACAGGCTGAACCGCAAGATCAATGCGGACGTTGAGATCAGCAGCAGCAAGCTGATACTGACTTCGCCCAACGGGAGCAGGTTCAGTGTGGTGGTCAGCAACGCAGGAGCATTGTCGGCAACGGCGCTATGACAGATATTGAGAGACTAAGGCCAGAGATCGAAAAAGCCTTAAAATATTCGTTGAACACTCACACATTTGATGATGTCGTTGAGTTGGTCCAGCAAGCCAAGATGCAATTCTGGCCTGGAAAGAGTTCGGTGATTGTGACGGAGATCGTTCTCCATCCACAACAGAAATGCCTCAACTACTTTTTAGCAGCAGGCGATATGGACGAATTAGCACTGATGACGCCAATGATTGAGTCCTGGGGCAAGGGACTTGGATGCACTCGCGTCACTTTGGCTGGGCGCAAGGGCTGGCAGCGTACATTCCTGGCAAAGACGGGTTACACACCTCAATGGTGGATTATGAGTAAGGAGCTATAGCATGGCAACAATTCCAACAGCCGCAGCATTAGACCTGATGTACAGGTCATCAACTACTGGTGCGCCTACAGCAGAATTCAACAAGTACGGTGGCTATGCGGCGGTGAAAGCTGCTGCTGAAGCGGCAGGGTATAGCGCAACACCAGAATTCATTCAGAGCTACGAGGTTGCACAAGGGGCCGCAGCCCCAAACCCAGCACCCCCAAGCCCAGCACCCCCAACCCCAACTAGCCGTGAAAGTCAGGATGCAAGGGAGGAACTTGAACGACAAACGAGAGTAAATGACAATCTAAGGCAGCAAGAGCGCTATTTTTTTGAAAAAACCCGTGAAGCAAGGGAGGCAAGCGAACGACAGATAGCTGAACAACAGGCGGCTGCACAACAGGCGGCTGCACAACAGGTAGCAGCACAACAGGCGGCTGCACAACAGGCGGCTGCAGCGCAAGCTCAACAACAGATAGCAGCACAATATGCATCAGCACAACAGATAGCTGCCGCGCAAGCAGCACAGCAGGCGGCAATGCAAGCTGTACAAAGTGCAGCGCAAGCGAGGAGTACAGGTTTACTTGATGTAGCGCCAAGGGCTGCTGCTACTGCTGGCCCGGCAATCAACAGGCCAACAGCAATGATGCAACCAAGCTACACCCAAGATGCACCAGCGCAGATCACCAATCGAGCGATTACGGGTACACCATACT